GTATTAGAAATATACCAATAAAAACAGTACGTGATGAGTTTATATTTTATTTAGAGACTAATAGCCAAATAAATCCTGCTTTGCTTAATATTATAGCTTCTGAAATACAAACCGGCCACTTGGCAGGGGTATTTACATATAAAATTGTTTTAGCTCTTGGTGCAAATATCTCTATAGGTGCAACATATAGAGATATTACTATCTCTTTTAAAGATAAAGAAGTTACTGAGGCCAATCGAGGTTATACTAATCTAATAACGCAAATGACAAAACTTCTGCTAGATGCAGACTATGTAACTAGCGGTTTAACTAATAGATTAGATATTTTTACTACCGCTACTAAAGAAACATTTGATCCTATTAGTAATAATTTTACTTCCGTATTGCAGTTTACAGGCGATAACGGGGATGCTGGTATAGCAGTATTGGAAGCAGGCGAGAAATTAAATAAATTAATTTCAATATACTCCAATAAGAATCAATTGAGCAATGCTGATTTAGACAGACATTTTACTGATTTAATTAAATCAATGCAACCTGTAGTTGATTTGATTATTGAAAAAGCTAAATCAGTAACCGATATGCCAACTGCTACTGATTTAAAAGGAGATATCCTTAAAGATACAGCTAGTTTTAAAAATGTAATCGATATTTTAGTAAAATCTAAGGGTTCTGCTTCTATGTATGAAGCCCCTGTTCTGCATATACTAAGTATACTTAGAACAGGTTTAGACCCAAAAGCTGAAAAAACAGTAGTAAAAGCAAGTAAGAAAATAGTAGGTAAAGACTCAGATGGTAAACAAATAAGCAAAGTTATAAAAGGGGCTATTACTCAACTTGATAAAGCTAAAAAGCTTATAAAAAAGCAACAGCAGCAAATTAGAATTAAAAATACAGCTGCAAAAACTACCAACTTAGTCAACCTGCAAAACATAATCAATCAAGGATTGGCCAAACAGATTCAGAGTAACATGGGTACAGGTAGCGCCACAAAAGTACTTAACTACCGTACTGGTCGTTTAGCAGAGTCGGCCAAGGTGGAGACCATGTCAGAGTCTCGTCAAGGTATGATTACTGCTTTTTACTCCTACATGCGTAATCCTTATCAATATGCCTTCGGTGAAGGCGGTAGCCAAGAATTTCCCACATCCCGAAACCCTAAGTTGTTGATTGCACAATCAATTAGACAATTAGCAGGCACACAAGTTGCAAACAGAATGAGAGCTGTGTTAGTATGACTAAGCGTACTTCGATTACAAAAGCTTTAGTAGAAAAGCTAAAGACAAACCTAAATGGTACAACCTATACTAGCAATATCTTCAATAATGCTTACCCTAAAATCAAGTTTTGGGATGAGGTTGAAGATTTTCCTTGTATTTATGCAACACCAGGCTCAGAAGCCCGAGAATATATGCCCGGTGATTTCACTTGGGGGTTCTTAGGAATTAGTATGAAACTATACTGCCATGGCGAGTTTGCTCAAGAACAGCTAGAACAGTTGTTACAGGATGTTGAAGACGTCATTGACGCAAATAGGGTGTTGGTATACGATGATACCAACAACTACGAAACAACCGAAATTTTATTAACCTCAATAACCACAGATGAAGGCCTCTTAGCGCCTTACGCAATCGGAGAGATAAATCTTCAGGTGCGTTATGTAATAATGTAAGATTTTTCAACATATGTTTTTGTTGTTAACAAAGCATACAAACTAAGGAATAATAATGGCTGGTTTTAATCTAATCAGGAACGCTAGAGCGTTCTTTACAACAAATGTAAGTGCCACAGATGGCACAGTCACCGCCACTGGCGCCCTACCTGCAAATACTTTCGAACTCCAACTAATGAATGGGTTCAGTTTTAGTCAAAATACAACTAACCAAGTAGTAACAGTTAGTGAAGCAGGTACTGCTCCCGCACGTAGTCAACGTAGTTTTAATACTGCTCTAGAGCCCGTAGATTTTACTTTTTCTACATATATGCGCCCTACAGGTACTACTACTGTTAACTGCGAAGAACGCGTTCTTTGGAATGCCTTACTAAGCAACAAGGCTATTGATACAACAGGTACTTCACTTGCTTCAGTAGCTTCATTTACTCGTACAGCTAGTAGCAATACTGTTTCATTTACATGTACAGCATTTGACCTTGCAACAGCTGGATTTGCTGTGAACGACGTTATCACAATCAGCAGCATCTTAGGTACAGATGCCAACGAATGGAATACCCCTGCTACAATTACTGCAATTGCAGGAACAACAGCAGCTTGTACTGGCCTAACTATTGCATATCTAACAGCTCCTGCAGGCGCAGGTGTATCACCTGTAACAGTACCAACAACTCTCAAGATTCACAAAGGTGCTATTACTCAAAACCTTGCAGCAGGCACCGAAGCTTCTTACTTACTAGCTCACTGTGGTGGCTCTAATAAGAATCAATTACAAGTTTTTGGTATGGTAATTGTTATTGACACAGTTACTTACTTCATTGATAACTGTGTACTAGATCAAGCCTCTATTGAATTTGGACTAGACGGTATTGCAATGATTGCTTGGACTGGTAAGGCCAGTGCCCTACGTCAAGTAGCTCAAACTACCGATACTGCAGGTACACTAGCTGGTGGTTATGCAGGTACCTATCTAGCTAAAGTAACAACTGCTAAGTTCATCACAAATAAGCTTAGTACAGTAACACTAAAGAGTACATTCCGCGGAGCAGGTACTTCACCGGTTAGTTATGTTGTAGCACTAACAGGCGGTACTTTAACTATTGCTAATAATGTTACCTATATTACTCCTGAAATTATGGGTACGGTTAATAAGCCTACTACATACTTTACCGGAACACGTAGTATTACTGGTAGTTTAAATGCTTATCTAAAGTCTGGTAGCACAAACACTGGTGGTCTACTATCACAGCTATTAACAGAAGCTAGCACAATTACTGAACCTAAGTACTATACTGAGATTCATGTTGGTGGTTCTGCTAATACAGTTAGAGTCGAGCTAGAAATGCCTGCCGTTTCTCTACAGATTCCTACTATTGACGCAGGAGCTGATGTTCTTTCTACAGTAATTAACTTTACTGCTCAAGGTTTCGATGGTGCTCTATCAACAGCAGCAGGGCTCGCCGCCGCAGCTTACGATGTAGAAGGATCAAACGATCTACTAGTTCGTTACTACTCAGCAGCTTAACGTTTCCATAGAGAGCAGCTTGATCACTGCTCTCTCTTTTTGTTTAATATAATAATCAGGATAATAATCCCATGTCAACTGACAAAATTTCTACTCTTTCACTAAAGTCACTACTAGTCCCAAGTAAGTCTATTGAAATGGACTTCCCAGGATTTAATGGTTTTAAGGTAAATCTTAGTTTCCTAAGTCGTGAGACTCTAGTAGCTATTCGCAAGAAAGCAACAAAGATCACCTTTAAAAATCGACAGCCAACAGAAGAACTAAATGATGATCTTTTCCTAGAACTTTATGTTCAAGCATCTGTAAAAGGATGGTCTGGTTTCAAACTTACCTATCTAGAACAACTAGCCCCAGTAGATCTAAGTAAGCAGGATCTAGAATCTGAGTTAGAATTTAGTGATGAAAATGCTCTATTCCTAATGAAGTCTAGTTCAAACTTTGACTCATGGGTAAGTGAACAGGTCACAGACTTGGGAAACTTTCAGAAGAACAGCGCGAACAAATAAGTAATCAGCTGCAGTCTTACTACCAAAATGCTGCGGTAGGGATGACAAAAGATAGTTACTTTGAAATGTGTGAGGCGTTAGGATCGGAACCTATAGAGACCGAAATACCCGTAGAGTACGATGACTTTCCTGTAGAAGTACAGGAAGCCATTAGAATTTACAATAATCTTCAGGACAACTGGGATTACATGGGTGGCAACTATATAGGTAAAAATCTTAATGGCTTTAAAGATATTCTAAGTATTTTTGAAGTAGACCCTCAAGATTATCGTGCTGTTTATGAACTGATTATGCGAATTGATCGGATCCGAGCAAAAAGCATACAAGATAGTAAACCAAAAACCTAAAAGCCCCTTTCGAGGGGCTTTTTTACGTTTGTACCACCAGAAAAAATAACAAATTGACTTTTGAAGCCCTTAGTGGTATAATTGTTGGTTAGGTATAAACACCTCAAAAAATTTACATTTGCATCACGGAGTGTTCATGGCAAATAATACAGTAAGTATTGGTATTGACGTATCAGACAACGGTTCAACTGTTAATCTGATTAAGAAAGTAAAGAATTTAAAAGACCTACTAACTCAAACTGCCAGTATTGCCTCTAGTATTAGTGTAGGGGGCACAGGGGGTGGATCCAGTCGTACTGGTGGTACTGGTGGTACTGGTGGTACTGGTGGTACTGGTGGTGGACGACCACGTTCAGGCCCACCACCCTCTGGCGGGGCAGCAGGACCTGCTAACCCTAGCGGTGGAGGCACTTACGGCCAGGCTCGTGCTACAATGGGCACTGGAGCGGAAGCTCGCGACTTTGCTAAGCAGTCAGAGGGGCTTGGGGGACTAGTTCGACTTTATGCCACTTACGCTGCAAACATTTATGCTGCTGGAGCTGCGTTCCGCGCTCTTTCAGAAGCCGCAAGTACTGCAAACATTATACAAGGCTTAAATCAACTTGGAGCCACTAGTGGAGTAGCTCTAGGCACTCTGTCTAAACAGTTTGCTCTAGCAAGTGGTGGGGCAATTTCTCTAAGAGAAGCAATGCAGGCTACTGCACAGGCTACTTCAGCTGGATTAACTAGTAAACAGTTTCTACAGCTAGGTGAGGTAGCCAAAAAAGCCTCACAGGCTTTAGGTGTTAACATGAGCGACGCAGTAAGTCGCCTTACTCGCGGCATTACTAAGTTAGAGCCAGAATTACTAGATGAACTTGGTATATTTACTAAGATAGGTCCTGCGACTGAAAACTATGCTAAGTCTATAGGTAAAACAGCCGCCTCCCTAACAGACTTTGAAAGACGTCAAGCATTTGCTAACGCAGTTTTAAAAGAAGGGGCAGATAAATTCTCTGATATTAACATTCCTACTAATCCTTACGACAAGTTATCGGCTAGTTTAGCTAATTTGAGCTATGAGTCTCTATCAGTAGTTAATAAGGCACTGTTACCTTTAGTAGATGCTTTATCTAAAAGCCCGGGAACACTACTAGCCATTATTACTACTCTTGCAGTTGTAATGGCTAAACAAGCAATACCTGCTTTAACTCAATTCAGAGCAAGTCTCGCAGCTAGTGCTTTAGCCTCACAAGCTCAGGCAAACGAAACAAATAATGTTATTGCAGGACTACGTGCACAAGGTGCTGCCCTAACTACTCACGAATTAGTAATGCAAAGAGTTGCAGCCAGTGCTACAAGATCCGCTGCTGCTTATAATATATTATCAAATGCTATAGAAAATACCCGTATCAGCGGAGCTACTGGTGCTTTTAGACTGCTGCGTGCTGAGTTAGCATTAAATACAGCCGGGTTTGGATTTTTTGCTAAATCTGTTCTACTTGCTAGAGGTGCTCTAGCAATAATATTTACAGGTATAGGAGCTTTAGTATCAGCATTTAGTGGTGTACTAGTAGTAATTACTTTGTTAGCAACAGCTTTTCAATTTCTAGGCGAATATATGTCCGAGAATAGAGAAGAAGTAGGCAAATTTAATGAAGCTATAAAATCCCAAGACGAATACACACAGGCTCTTACCCGCACAACAGAAAAATATGCTGGTACTCTAACGACTCAATCCGTAATAGCACAAGCAACTGCATTTGGTAATTTATCCGATGGTATTGCTACTTCTATTCAGGCTCTACAAAAAGCAGAAATAGCAAGCGGTACATTTAGCGGTTTAATGGACGATATTAGGTCTTGGTGGGGCGGTGATTTAAGATCTGTATTTGCTGAGAGTACTACCACTAGTATAGTTGAAGGCTTAAAAGCAATTGACAACGAGAAAATACGTAAAGAAGCCGAGGAATCGATTGCTAAGGCCTTAAATATTCAACAATTAACAGAACCAGCAATGAAAGCGGCTCTAGAAGGACTTAACCCTTCAGACCTGAAAGCGTTTGAACAATTATGGGAAACTCTTAAAAATAAAACTATAGCAGCAACCGGTCCTTTACAAGACGTTTCAGAGGGATTTAAAGAAGTAAATAAAGAGTTCCAAGCCCTTTCAAATAGCCTAATCAATAATGATCCCCTATCAAAATTTGGGGCGGCACTAATAAAACAATCCCATATATTAGCTTTAGCATTTAAAGAACCAACTAATGCCCTAGCTACTTTAAATACTATAATGAAGGATACTTCAAGTATCGCAGCTTTTCCTCCAGAAAGCCAAAAAGCTATATTAGAAGTAGCAAAAAACTATGGTGCAGTATCTGCGGAGCTAAAGAAGTACCAAAAAGAACTCGCAGTAATTCAAGCTAACCAAGCAAAGGCTGCTATAGAGCAAGCTGCGGGCACTGCAGGATTTGTTTCTATGGGAGGACCAAAGCCTATTAAGGCTATGGACCAAGCAACCGGAGGCCCCCGAGCCAGTGACGAATCACGAATAAAGTGGTTATCCGATCAAATCTTACAAAAGCAAAAAGATTTAGATGATAAGTTAGTAAAATCTTTAGCACTTGCGACTAAAGAAGGTTTTAGATTAATTGAAGGCCCGCTTACTCGCGCTATCAGTCAAGCAGGTATCGATAGTCAGAAAACTCTATTGGGATATCTACCAAAAACTAAAGAAACAGTTGGCACGGCTGCTGACTTAGAAATTCAATCTATTGAATTAAAGAAAGAAGAGCTGATAGAAACACGTAGATTAACTGATGCTATCAATCTAAGTAGATTATCCGAAGAAAAACGAGAGTTAAAAGCTAAAGAACTAGATCCAACTGGAAAAGGTCTGACTAAAGAAATTGCTATAAGGCTTAATGAAATAAAAGTTGAAGAACAAGCCATTAAAGATCCTAGTAAGATAAAAGTAGGTACCGCCACTCCTGGTGTTAGTGCTATATACCAACAAAATGTTGGATATCAGGCAAAGTTAAAAGAACTAGAATCGCAAGAAACTCAGGTTAGAATCAAAAAAGCTGTTGATGTTGCTATAGCAGATATAGATGATTTAGTAAGTAAAAGTCAAGATAAGCTAGATGATTTAGCTAAAAGCAATGTAAACTACTTTAAGAGTGCAGCTTTTACTAGAATGAGTGATGTAGCACAGTTAGATGAAAAAACCAGAAGTGCTAAAGAAGAGCAAGAACAATCAGATGCTATTGCACGAGATAAAGCTTCTAAAGATACACGTAGAGCCGAAATAGTAGCAAAACTAGCCACTACCCCTGCAGTACAAGAAGATGCAAAAAAAGCAGTTGAATACGCTAAGGGTCGTGAAACAGCACTAAAAAGTCAGCAAGATGCAAGTAGGGAACTAGTAGCCACTGCTGCTGAAAATGCTAGGACTCAATTAATAATCACTAAAAGTCTAGACGATCAACTAGCACTACTAGAAGATAATTCTAAGCTAGCAGATATTAAATCACAGCGCGACAGTCAAGAACTGGACTCAACAGCTCAAAAGTTAGATTTTGAAATGTCTCTAGGTAAACTATCAGACGACCAATATAGAATCCAAAAGCGTATTAATGACTTAAAAAGCTTAGAACTAGATACTACTAATCAACTACGCAAAGCAACTGAAAACTACAACAAAGAACAACTAGAAATAGAGAAAAAGCTAGCAGATAAAACTTCTGCACCTATTGGTTCCGATAAAGAACTAGAACTCGTCAATCAAAAAATTGCTAGTAAAGAGCTTTATGCATCAGGTACTGAGGCAATTAAAGCAGCTGCTGCTCTAAAATCCGAATCAATAAACCTACTTGCTAGTGTTGATTCACGCACAAAAACCTATTCAGATGCTTTTAATGGTACAGTTAATAGTATGAGTGATGCTCTAGTTGACTTTGCAATGACTGGCAAAGCAAGTTTTGGTGATATGATTGAGTCTATGATACTAGACCTAATCAAGTTTGAACAGCGTCAAATGATGATGGCAGCTTATCAAGGTATGGGTGGTTCTGGTGGTGTTCTAGGGGCTCTTGGTAGTATAGCGGGTAGTGTAGGTGCATCCTTATTTGGACCGTCAACTGCAACGGCCTCAGAACTTGCTAATAACGGTGGTTGGGGAGATGCTGGTGGTAGTATGAGAGTACCTAAAGCATTAGGTGGTGCTTACGATCAAGGCATAGAAACATTTGCTAAAGGCGGCGCTTTTAGCAATACAATCGTCACCAGACCAACTACTTTTGCCTTTGCAAAGGGCACAGGTCTAATGGGCGAATCTGGTCCTGAGGCCATCATGCCCCTAAAGCGTGGTGCTAATGGTTCACTAGGTATCCAAGGCGGTGGTGGTGGTAATGTTGATGTTGTGGTTAATAACTACGGCTCTGAAAAAGCACAAACCAAAGAAAGCACAGATGCTCGAGGCAATCGTAAGATAGAAGTTATTATTGGCGAAATGACGGCAGCAGAAATGAATCGTCCAAACTCGCCAGTTCAATCAAGCATGAGGAATACCTTTGGTCTTGCTCCAAGCTTAACAAGGAGATAAAAGTAAATGGCATATTCATATACGTGGCCCGCAGGGCTGCCCCAGGTTCCACAAAAAGGCTATACGGAAGACAAAGGATTTATCCTTATTAAAACTCCTATGGACTCAGGACCTGCTAAAATACGTAAGCGCGGCAAGCGACCAGACGTTTTGAATGTGTCGTTTATTATGACAAACGATCAGGTAGCAATACTGCAGAACTTTGTGGAGTACACTATTCTAGGTACTGCTCGTTTTGCTTTCCCACATCCTAGGCTTAGTACTACATTAGCACCTAGTATTGCTGAGGTTAGAATTGCTCCGCAGGGTGAGGGTGTGATGTATACCATGTCATACCTTGCTCCTGATTATTACACCGTTACACTCCAACTAGAAATAATGCCATGAGTAGATTAGCGAGTCTATCACCAGCAGCAATAAAGGCAATGTTTTCAACTGAAAGCGATGCCACACTAATGACACTAATCACAATCTACGACCCAACAAGTACTAATGTTAATACTGTAGCAGCACGACTTTGTGATAACTACTTACAACGGCTAGATACTAACAGTATTATTGGATTAGTAGGCTATCCTGCTAGTGATCAAACCGTAGTAACTGATGGTAATGACCTAGTATACGGAGTTGTAAGTCGTAGCAATAACTATATATTTTTACCTGTTGAGATCAGTCTGCCCACTGAGGAGGACAACTCAGCACCAAAATGTAGCCTAGTAATTCGCGATGTTACTCGCTACTTAACACCTCTTATTCGAAACATTCAATCACCTCCTAGAGTGTTAATCGAACTAGTACTTACATCTACTCCTGATGTAGTAGAAGCTAGTTTTTCTAGTTTTTATATTACAAATATTACTTATAATGCTGATACCGTAACCTGCGAGTTGGCAATGACAGATTTTGCGGTAGAGCCTTTTCCCTGCTTTACTTTTACTCCTCAATTCTTTCCAGGAATATTCTAATGTGGTATAATGATTACGTGGGTATACCCTTTCTACAAAAAGGGCGCGAAAAGACTGGAGTAGACTGCTGGGGACTAGTACGCCTAGTGTACAAAGAAGAATTTGACATAGATCTACCAAGTTTTGCTGATGATTATGAATATGAAGATACGGAACGTATTGAACAGCTAACTGCGCAATATAAAGAAGGCTGGGAAGAAACAACCACCCCAAAACCTGGTAGTGTTATACTATTTAAGGTACTAGGTCACCTAAGTCACATAGGTATCTACATTGGTGGCAACAAGTTTTTACACTGCCTTGAGAATCACAGCAGTGTAATTGAAAACCTAGAGAGCATCAACTGGAACAAACGTTTTGCTGGATTTTTTAACTATGTTGAAAAGTCTTCGGCAGTTTTAAATGCTGTACCACACCCACTGCGCACTGAGCGTTGGACAGTGCCTGTAAGGCCCGGTACAACAATAGAACAGTTATCACACTGGGTGTTAGAAAAGTTTGAAATATCTGGCGAAATATCTTCACAAGTAACTATTATTAGAAATGGTGTAGTAGTATCAAAAGATGCGTATAGCACTACTATTATTCTAGATAAGGATACTATTGAGTACAGAGCAGTACCCGGAAAAAGCCTTATTAGAATAGCACTAATAATTGCTGTTGCTTACATTGCATATGCATCTGGTCAGTATTACCTAGCAGGTGCTGTTGCTCCAGGTGCTGCAGCTACCGCAGGTCAATTAGGAACCGCAGCTCTTATTTCAGCATCTGTTTCAACTATAGGCAATCTACTAATTGGTTACCTAATGCCAATCAGGCCACCATCTCAGCCAAAAGATCCAGGCTCATCCGAGTCACAACTGCTATTAAGTGGTGGAAGCAACCAAGTAAGTAAATATGCAGCTATACCAGTTGTACTAGGTAAAGTACGTATGACACCACTATTAGGTGGTGAAAACTACGTTGATTCCAATACGGACAACAGTTACTTAAATATGTTGTTAGTATGGGGTTTTGGCCCCCTAAAACTTGACAAATCAACACTAAGGATTGGTTTAAATCCCTTTAGTCAGTATCAAAATGGTGCGGGTATTCCGATTGAACACTATCACCTAAACGACACTCAAACAGCAGACGATGCAAACGACATAATTAATTTTAATGCTATTTACGGATCAGATCGACAACAAGTTTATGTTGGTACTACTCTAGTAATGCAGACCACTCCTACTAATGTAAATGTAGATGAAGGTGATGGACAAGGTGCTGTAGGTCCTTTTATTGGAGCTTCTTTAGGCCAGTCTAACACAGTACGTATTGACGTTAACCTACACTTTCCACAAGGCCTACGTCAACTGCGCGTTAAGGGCAAGCATTCCGGCGATATTTATGAACTAGGAGCAAAATTTCAGGTTCAAGTTGCGGCATTTACTGTAGGCGGAGTAGCTATTGGTGGCTGGGGAAGTGGCACTAACGCAACTATTCCTGCTACAACAGTAATTGCTGATGCTACTTACAATACTGCAGGTACCGCAAAGTATCGCTGGACTAGAATTGGTATTGGTTCTACAGGTATTCAAGTAAAAGTTGGTCCGCGTTGTGATGCTATTAATTCCGCCTATGGTATTGGTGGAAGTTTTGACCTTTCACAGATTTCGATTTACTTAGCTGCTATGAGTGGTAATACTACTACTAATACTAGTGCTGGTGATGCCGGGGTAAGACTGCCTGCATGGCCTGCAGACGTTACACCTCTGTACGATATATGTATGTACGGTCCCAACATAGCAGGAAGCACAGACTATGGCACAAGCCTAAGAGATAGACGAACAATTACTGGAATGACCGTAACTACCGGGGAAATTGCCTCAGTCAATTATAGTACTGCAAGCTGGGCCAATCCAACTGCCGGAGCAAACACAGGCGATAAGCTAGTTAATATTGCACAAGGAACTATCTACCGAGCCACAAATGCTATTATTACTTTAGGTACTTCCGCCTCCGGTAAGTTCGTAAAAAGAAAAGACGCATTTTCTTATACAGTGTCTATGCCTGTAGCAAAATTGCCTGATGATGGGTTTTACAGAGTAAGAGTTCGTCGTTTAACGGACGATAACGAAGACGACAAACCAGATCCAGATAACAAGCTAATGCATGTAATAGTTTTTCAAAGTGCAACCGCAACCGCAACTAATAAACCTATAGTAGAAGGTACTAATTGGAGACTTACTAAGTCCGCGATTAGAATTAAAGCAAACGACCAACTCAATAGTCGTATTGAGGGGGTAAATGGTATTGTAACAACTATTTGTAAAGATTGGAATAGTACTACTAGCAAGTGGGCCATTAATGATCAGGGTAGTAATAACCCTGCTAGTTTATTCTTATATATCCTAGAACACCCTGCAAATGCTTATCGTGTAGAACCAGCAGATCTTAATGCAAAGATCAATATGGACGCGCTGGGTGCTTGGTGGACATTTTGTAACTCTAGGGGTTTCACCTTTAATTCTGTAGTAAGTTCACAAGTTAGCGTATTAGATATTCTAAAAGATATTGCTGCTGCAGGCCGCGCAAGTCCAGCAATGGTAGACGGTAGATGGACTGTGGTTATTGACACAGACAAACCAGATATTATTCAGCACTTTACACCACACAATAGTTGGGGATTTGAATCTAGTAAGAGGCTCCCTAGGCAGCCACATGCTCTGCGTGTTTCATACTTAAATGAACAAGCAGACTACCAAGAAGAAGAGTCAATTATCTACAATCAGGGATACGCTGCTACAGCCTCTGGAACGGACAAAGCAGCAGAAATTTTTGAGCAGATCAATCTGCCCGGAATAACCAGTGAAAAAAATATCAAAGCACACGCTCGTTGGCACTTGGCTCAAGCTGCCCTACGTCCAGAAATTTACACAATCAACACAGACCTAGAGTACCTAGTATGTAATCGCGGTGACCGAGTAAAAGTAGTACACGACGTACCCCTGTGGGGTATTGGTAGTGGTAGAATTGGTGATAGAATTGTTACTAGTACTCCTACCAGTATTTCATCTACTCTTATTTCTGGAAGTAGTTATGATGTTACTGCTCAGGTTGTAAATCAAATCTACCCAATCTATAATGTAGGCGACACAATAACAGTATCCGGTTCACCAATTGTTGGGTACAACGGTACAAAAACAGTTACTGGCTGTACCGCTACAACTGTTAGGTGGACAGATACTTCTGTAACTGGTACGGCTACTATTAGTAACACTGCTACACTGAACACAACTGGTATCACAGTAAATACTGGCACAGATATAGCAACAGCAACTTTTGTAAACCAAGGGTACATTCCGTTTGCAGTTGGTTCTAGAATTTATATTGCAGGGGCTATTCCCGCTACCTATAATGGTACAAGACTAGTTACTGCTTGCACTGCTAGTGAAGTACAGTGGGCAGATGATGTAACAACAATTACTGCTACTACACAAGGAACAGTAAAAGGAACTATTGTTCCTAGTATTGTTGGAACTGAGTGCAGCGTATTTAAACTAGACGAAGACGTTCCATTAGAGGCTACTAAAGTTTATACTGTTCGTGTAAGGTCCAAAACTGGGGGCAGCTACTTGTGGAATGTAGCCGCAGTATCAGTAGACGGATACTACAATACTATTAAAATATCTAGATTGGCTACAGACGGCGTTAGCACCCCTATTGCTGATAAAATTGATGTTAATGATTTATTCTTATTTGCACTACAAACTTACGAAGCACAAGACTTACTAGTATTAGCTATTGAACCTTTTGGCAATCAAAATGCTAAAATCACACTAGTAGACTATGCAGAAAAGCTATTTTTAGGCGTTGCTGGTGGTGGTGTTGACTTTACTAATGCATTTAAAACTCCTGCCTATACAAGTAAAATAACTCTACCGCCCAAGAACCTAGTACAAACCATTATCTATAAACCTATAGTTACTAGTATTATTAGTGACGAAACGGTAATGGAACAGATTTCAGCCGGTAACTTTAAGATCAACATAAAGATTGGATTTACTAATCCTCCGCAACTACCAACAGACATTGAGTATGTACAAGCAGAAATTGACGATCTTGGTGATAGCTTAGATAACTGGCATACTTCAGTTGCGGTACTGGCCAACAAACAAACAATTACTATTACGGGAGTTGATGAGTTAAATACTTACAGAATCCGTTTGCGCTATCAAAGCAAGGACGGTAGAAACGGTCCTTGGACTACTGCAGCACTATCACCAGTTAGTAGTACTGCTTGGAGTTCTGGCACTTTAACAATCAACACAGTAAGTCGCCACAGCTTTAGCGTTGGTGCACAAGTATACTTATACAATGCTCAGGGTACTAGCTTAAATAACATTTATACTGTGGATGCAATACCCAGTAAAACAAGTTTAAGTTGCGCTATTACTAAACCTACTATCTCAATTACTACTGCTGCAACAACCGCTAGAGCTGGTTACGCTACAGCGGCTTATACAGATAGAAATTATACACCTTACATAGTTGGTTCACAAATTATAGTAGCCGGAGCAGTTCCTGCTACTTATAATGGTGTGTCTAATGTTACAGCTTGTGATTCCGCCGGAGTAAGCTGGTCTACTGGTAATCTGCTAACTTATACTGAGAACATGACAACATGGTCTCAGGCTGTTGATGCGGATACTACTGTAACATACGAAACAGCCGTAGCAAACTCACAGGGCGTTAATGGTGTTTCAAAGATACAACTAGCTACTACCGCCAGCGCTCAAAGACAAATCTCTCAAGCATCTACTTTACTAGCAGCTAATACTGTAATTACTATAAGCGTAGACGCCAAAGCAGCAGAACTCTCTACACTAAGATTATACCTAGGTACAAAAATACCAGACTACCCCTCTGTTACTTTTGATTTAGCTACAGGTACAATAAGTACTGTTACTAACGCAGCAGGTACTTCTGTGCTAAATTATGGCATGATAAATCTTAGCACCGGATGGTATCGTTGCTGGCTATCTGCTAGTGTTGGCTCAGGAGCAGGTACACCTGCTATAATTATTCAAATACCTAATACTGCAGGAACTGTTGGTCAAGGTTTTTATGTGTCTAGAGCACAAATGAATCTTGGTGAGTACCCAGGCCAGTACATTCCAGTTTTAGCTGCTACAGCTAACGTACTACCTATCACAGCAACAACTCAGGGTACCATAACACCTTGTGTTATTACAACCTCAATTACACAAACTGGCGGCGTAGCAACTGCTACATTTGACGCCCAAAAGCACTTATCACTCGCACCCGGAAGCAGTATTACTATTTCTGGAGCTACACCTGCTGGATTTAATGGTACTTTTGTTATTACTAGTTCTACAGCAACTACTATAACTTGGGCGTCTGCAATAACAGGACCCGCAACTAGACAAGGTACAATAGTTCGTACAACTGGAGTAGGTAGTTGGGTTACCTCCACAGCCAACCAAGCCAATCAAGATCTAGTAACAGGTCAGGGACTGGTTTCTGCCTATAATAATCTTGAAAATGCGTTTATACCAGACAAATTAATACACCAAGTAATAGGTAAAACATCTCCGCCAAGCACAGTAACAAATTTTACAGCAGTGCCCCTGTACGGCCAAGGCATATTAAGCCTTAACTGGACAGCCAACTCAGAAATTGACGTACAGTACTACGAAGTACGTACTGATACACTCTGGGGCTCAGAAACAAATCGTGTGTTTTATGGTGCTGGTGTTTCCTGTACTGCGGTACCTGCAGCACTTGGTGTAGCAAAAACATACTACATAAAAGCAATTGATTACTCACTTAACTACGGCTTAACTTCCGCTACTTTTACATATACAGTAGTAGTTCCACCTACTATTACTGCTAGTCCTATAGCCACTTTCTTATATAACACCACATCCTTATCAGATACTAATGTTATATTTAATTGGGCAATGCCTGCTAGCAGTAATTTCTTAATTGACCGTTATGAACTAACACTAGTCAAACCCGGTGTTGATACTTTAGTACAAGAAGTTACGGGTACAACTTGGACTACACCAGCTAACTGGGTAGGTGTTGCAACTCTAACTATTAAAACTATTGACATTCTTGGTAATAAGTCTGTTGCTTCCGCAAGCTTAGCAGTTACTAAAAATTTACCAGCATCTGTTTCAGGAGCTAGTATTACTACAACTCCTGTAGGTACTGGTCTAGCAATATACTGGGCAGAAGTAGCTCCACTATCAACTGGTATGGCTGTTGCGGGATACGAAATTCGTACGACCGACAGCAACTGGGGCACTGCTCTAGGAACCATGCTTTACTCCGGGTCTGCAAATAGTACTACTGTTGATATTAAGGGCACTACATCAGGAACCACACTAACTTACTACATTAAAGCATACGATGCTGATAACAGATACAGCAGTGCGGCTACTAGTTTTACTTACCTAGTGGCAGCACCTGTAGATACAAGCTGGAGTAACGTTCCTTTCGTTTTTGGTGAAAACAGCCTAACCGCTGCTACTATCACACTAACATGGAATCCTGCTAGTCCTGTGTTTGGACTGTACGGTTATGAACTTTCTTATACTACTACTGGTGGGGTATTAACAACCAGAATCTTAAATACTACAAGTATTGTTCTAAATGCTAGTACTGTTTGGAATGTTGTTGGAACTGGAACTGTTACATTTACTGTTAAAGTAATTGATAACCTAAACGTTAACAACAAATCTGTTGGTGCTACTATAGCACAAACAACAGTAACAAAATCTGCTCCAAGTCCAGTTAGTAACTATACCTCAAAAGTAATTGATAATAACGTGTTGTTATCCTGGACTCCTCCAGCAAAAACATCACTACCTATTGATCACATTACTGTATATAAGGGTGACACCTACGCAACGGCTGCAAATATCGGCGACAAAACTGGTACTTTCACTACTGTGTTTGAACAAACTGGTGGTACTTTTACTTACTGGGTAGTTGTCGTAGATACTGATAATCAGGTAAGCACACCTGTTAGCTTAACAGCCTTAGTAGCTTCTCCGCCAGACTATGTCTTCAATGCCGCATACAGTTCAATATTTGCTAATGTAAGTACTACAGTAACTAACACTACAAACCTTTCTGCGAATGTAACAGTTGGTTCTACGGAAGGCATGTACGCAGGCATGCAAATAATCTTAAGTGGAACCGCTTTTGGTGGACTTACTGCTGGTTATTGGTATGTTGTTTCTATACTAGACAGCACAACAATTAATATTAGTAGCAGTTCGGCACTAACGCCTATATTTACAGGTACTAGTACTGCTTCTGGTACTATGACCCTAACAGATGCTACTGGTGCTGAAGGTATTAATAGTAATACACTATATGATAACCAGGGTATAGTAATGCCAGTAGATACTACTGCAACATTTACTAAACACTTTGATAGTGGTACAGGTAGAACATGGACAGGACCAAGTGATCAGAACGTTTACTTTCCTATCTTTATTCAACCAGGTAAATCTTCAGGATACTATGAAGAAGTGTACAACTACACCAAGCCTCTAGCAAGTAGTCAAATTACTATGAGCTATACAGGTACTGCTTTTAATGCTCCTGCAATAACTCCTATGATTGGTACAGCTGCTTCAGTTGCAGGTACAACACTTGCAGGCGGAACAGGAAGTGCAGTAACAGTTACAAATGCAGCAAATAGTACTACATTAACTAGTTCAGAAGCTAGTGTTGGTTTAGTAATAGGTAACTTTATTACTGTGCCTGCGGGTACAGGTCAAACGGTACGAGTTATTTCTGTGGTTGGTAATTTAGTAACTGTTACTCCAGCTATTGTTGCTGCTAACACTACTGCTTCTTGGAGTTATGCAGGAGCATTTACTAACTATACTGGTACAACCGCACTAGGAACAGCGTTTCAATATGTAAAAGCTAAAATCCATGTGGCCCAGGCCACTAGAAGTGCCGGAGCTGGAACAGGTATTAGTGCTCCAGGCGCTGTAGGACCTTCACTAGATTTAAACTTTGTGTCCAGCGATACACTAGATCCTAGAATTACATTTACTCGTAATTCAATTGGTACACACTTTGATTCAACTGGTATTATGAGGGCAGTTACTGCTAATGTACCACGTTTTGATTATGATCCTGTTACTTTAGCTCCCAAAGGCTTGTTGATTGAGGAAGCTAGAACAAATCTAGTATTTCAATCAGCAGCTATCGGTGTTACAAGTTGGTCAGCTATAGGTATAACTGCGACTGCTAATAGTATAGTCGCTCCAGACGGCACTTTAAACGGTACAAAGTTAGTATCTATAGCTGCAGATAGTGTTGCTGGTGCTACAAATATGACAGCTACAGCTACAACAACATATACTGCCTCTGTATACCTTAAAGCCGATGTAGCAACAACCGTTAGTATATTTATAGTAGATGCTACTGGCGGATCGGGTAATACACAAACTGTATGTAATGTTACAACAAGCTGGCAACGATTTACAGTAACTCGTACTACTAGTGCTCTAACTACTGCTATTAATATGCAAATAGGTGGAGCAAATACATTTAGTACTGGTGAAACTGTTTATGCTTGGGGTGCTCAGGTAGAATTAGGTGCCTTCGCAACAAGTTATATTCCTACTGTTGCGACAACAGTACTTCGTGCCGCTGAGCTTGCCGTAATGACAGGAACTAACTTTAGTAGTTGGTATAATGCAACAGAAGGTACTTTTGCAGTACAATCTGGATATACTTTAAATGCCGCTAATGGTCCTAGCGGAGATTACTACTTTTCAGCTTCTGATAATACTACTGCTAATTTTATATTATTAGCAGATGTTACAGGTACTAAAGGTCAAGTAACAGCTACTAGTACAAATACCTATAATTCAACAGTAGGTACTAGAGCTACTAGCACAACAACTAAAGTACATACCTTAGCGTATAAATTAAATGACACAAATCAATCTTCAGGCGGTACAACTGGAACTACGGATATAACAGTAACTATTCCAACAGTAAGTAGATTAAATATTGGTATTAATTATACGGGCTCTACAGGATACTTAAATGCTTATATTCAAAGGCTTACTTATTTTCCACGTAGAGTTATAGATGCAGATTTAACGCTACTAAGCAACACAGGTCAAGTTACTGTAACCGGAGTTGGTAGTGCCTTTACTAAGACATTTAAGGCTGGTGATACAATTACTATTCCTAATACTGCTGTAGGTGTAGACTATAACGTCACAAGCGTTACTAGTGATACCCTACTAGGTGTTATGGTTCCAGTTGGTTTAACAATGCCAGTTCATAGCGCAGGAACTAGTTATGCTTTCAAAGGTACTGACCTTTATAAGCTACAATCTCTAGGGGTTAAGCTAGACGCTAAGCAAAAATCAGAAAGTGGTATGGTTGTAGTAACATCTACAGATAGTGGTGGATCTATAGTTAACTTTAGTAGTACATTTATTGATGTTGCTAGTATTAATTTAGCTTCACAAGGTACTACAGCAGTTACTTGTGTCTATAACTTTTTGGATACTAATCCTACTGGAACGTATACAGTAAGTGGTACAACCACTTGCACTGTTAATATTACAGCACATGGTTTAGTAAGCAATACAATTAATCAGTTAGCGTACTTAACTTTCACTAGTGGTACAGCCCCTAGTGGCAGATACCCAGTAACATATGTAAATGCTAATCAGTTTACTATTACACTACCAGCAGCACTAACAACAAGTGGTTCAGTTAGTATGTACCCTAATAGCATGACAGTATACGCATTTAACGATGCTGGTACAAGAATAAGTATCCCTAGCCCTGGCGTTAGTTGGACAGTTCGTGGATTTTAATTAAGGATAATATAAAATGGCAAATCACTTAGTGCCGGCAATTACAGATACGTATACAGTTTATACTAGTAATTTAATGGCTAGAGTAGACGATGCGGTAAAGATGAACAGTTCAACTCTTACCACTGCAACCAATCTTCCAACGGGCTCTGTCCGTTGGAATCCTACTAATCTGTACTGGGAGCGAAACACAGGAACAGCAGGAACGCCCGTATGGGCGGTTCATGCTGCGTCCTACTCAATAGCTATCAACGGTACTGTGGGCGCAACCTCTGCTAATACTGGAGCTTTTACCACTCTAAGTGCCTCAACCACTGTGAGTGGTACTGGTTTTTCAACCTATCTAGCAAGTTCTCCTGCTATTGGCGGTACTGCTGCCTGTCCTGCAGGTACTTTTACAGCACTAACTGTTAATACTACTTGTACCCTACCAGCCGCCGCTACACTAGCTGTTGGGGGTACAATTGTAGGAACCACAGCAACACAAACTCTTACAAACAAAACACTAACAAGTCCAGTTATTGGTACCATTGTTAATACTGGTACCCTAACACTACCAACTGCAACAACTACCCTAGTAGGTACTAACACAACCGATACCTTAAGTAACAAAACCCTAACAGCCCCTAGATTTGTTACTGCTGGACGTATTGATGATGAAAACGGTAATGAACAGATCGGGTTCACTACTACAGCTTCCGCAGTAAACTTTGTAAATTTTACAAATGCGGCAACTGGTCTAGCTCCTTCAATTGGAGCAGCTGGTGAAGCTAATACTTCACTAAATCTAACTTCCGTGGGTACGGGTACTGTGCAGGCTAATGGTATTACACTAGCAGACCTAAGTAGCACACAAACCCTAACAAACAAAACTATTAACACCAGCGCATTTAATGGTACTATTGGAGCCACAACTCCTAGTACTATTACTTGCACAACCCTAACGGTTAATACCAGCGTATCAGGATCTGGTTTTAGTACGCTATTTGCTTCTCCAGGAGCTATTGGAAACACTACTGCTTCATCGGGTGCTTTTACAACTCTAAGCGCTTCAACTTCAGTTGTTTGGCCGGGTGGTGGATCTGCAGGTGTTACATCCGCAGGAGACGTTTACACTCGTCGTGCAGCAGCACCTACTACTGGTGTTTATTACTTTGTTGATGCCACTCATTATCTATTCTGGAACGCTACTAACTTTGCACTAACTGACTCCCTAGTAGTAACAGGCAACGTTACTGCTTACTCAGATCGTCGCCTAAAGAAAGACTTTGAGATAATTCCAGATGCCTTAGCGAAAGTTAATGCCCTAACCGGATATAATTTTACTCGACTAGATTCAGGCGAGCGCCACACCGGACTAATAGCTCAAGATGTACAAGCCGTACTACCAGAAGCTGTAATTGAGAACGACGGCCACTTAGCACTAGCTTATGGTAACTTGGTAGGTCTACTGGTAGAAGCAATCAAAGAACTAAAACGCGAAGTTGATAGGTTAAAATAATGGGATATGCGTTTATTACTCCAGACGGGACCATCCGTCAAACCTTTAGAAAGTTGTCACCGTTTGATAAAGTACCAGACGGCGACAATATCGTTATGTACAACCCACCTGACTATGACCCAGAAATTGAGGACTTGGTACTAACCGAGCCTGTTACAACTGAAGAAGTTGCTTGTGCAGTAGTAGCTAAACCACGTGAGGTAACTGATTTGGTCTGGCAAACCAGAAAAACAGATGTTATTATGAAGCACCTTGATGCAACTGCACAAGGCTACGGATATACTAACATCTTTACTGCAACAACATACGCAACTTCAGCATCACCACGATTTGGTCCAGAAGGCATTGCCTTTCGAGACTGGCGGGATGCCGTATGGACTTATGGTTACCAAATCATTGACGACGTAAAAAATGACCTGCGCCCAATGCCCAGTGACCAAGATCTATTGTTAGAACTACCACCATTCCCAGGTGTTGACTACCCATAATAAGGAGATAAAATGACACTACCTGCTTCAGGTACTATAGCCTTTACTAACCTAAATACAGAATTAGGTAGAACTAGTACTGCTGCTGGTACTAACCTAAACGAAACTGTAGTACGTACACTATTTGTAAAACCTACGGCACTAAGTACTATTGCCCTATCAGATGGATATGGCAAAACTTATAGAAAAACGCTAACTTTCACTTTTACAACAAGTATTGGTAACTACGCATTAAACTTAAATGCTATTAGTGGTTATTCAGCAGGTTTATCGGACATTACTATTGTTGTTAATAGTGGTGTGTACATCTATGCTGATAGCACGGCCGGTGCTGCACTTGTTATTACAGGTGGCAACTCTGGCGATACCCTAAAAATTATAAACAACGGTTACATAATGGGCAAGGGTGGTCAGGGAGGTGGAAAACTTACTGGTACACCAACATACCAAGTATCCTCTCCTGGAGGCCCCGCACTTAGTACTACTTTTAGAATTACCCAAATAACCGGTACTGGTTATATTGGTGGTGGTGGGGGTGGTGCTGCCGGTCAAAATAATGGTTCTGGGGGTGGAGGTGCTGGTGGTGGTGTTGGCGGGCCTAGTTGGCAAACTAATGTAGTTGCTGGGGGTGCCGGTGGGGGACTCGGATCTCCAGGAGCTAATGGTGGAGTTAGTAGTGGTATAGTAACCGGCGGGGGTGGGGGGGG